GGGTCTACTGATTTCGAGCTTGATGTAACGGACTATATCGAAGAAGCGTTTGAGCGTTGTGGTAAAACAGTGCGTACCGGTTACGACTTGAAAACTGCAAAGCGTTCTTTAAACCTTTTGTTGGCCGAGTGGGCCAACAGAGGCTTGAATCAGTGGACTATTGACCAAACTACTATAAATTTAGCGACTAACATCCGTATATATCCTGGTGGCACGTTAACTATGAGCGTGGCGGCTTCCGCGAACTTCACAGTGGGCGAAACGCTTACCGGAGGAACCAGCGGTGCTACCTGCCAGATAACGAGTATCCCTTCTGCTACAAGCTTTGCTATAACCATCCCGACAGGCACTTTTAGCAATGGTGAAAACATAACGGGTGGGACTAGCGGCACGGTTACTACCTTGTCGGCAGCCGTGGATTTTGCAGATGTGCAGAACACTATTGATATTTTAAGTGTGGCCTTACGTCGAGATAACACCGATTATTCGATACCTCGTGTGAGTAGGGATGACTATTTAACTATCCCAAACAAAAGCACTACAGGACGAGTTAGTCAGTTCTTTTTAAACAGGTTAATCACACCACAACTAGAAGTATGGCCTACTCCGGACAACGACACAGACTTGTTGATTTTCAATAGGTTAACTCGTATACAAGATGCTGACACGTTTATAAATACGTTTGAAGTTCCTTTTCGTTTTTACCCGTGTTTGGCCGCAGGGTTGGCTTATTACCTGTCGGTTAAAATAGCGCAAGATCGCACACCGATGTTAAAAGCACTGTACGAAGAAGAGTTTGATAAAGCGGCAGTGGAAGATAGAGACAGAGCCTCTTTTACAATACAACCTGGATACGCTGGTTTGAGGTTTAATAGCTGATGAGTAAATTTTCCACAGGAAAATACGCATTAGGCATTTCTGATCGCTCTGGTTTTGTTTACAAGTTAAACGACATGAAGCTTGAGTGGACAGGGGCTTTGGTAGGACCAGATGAGTGGGAAAAGAAACAACCGCAACTTGATCCCCGTAAGCACATTATGGACCCGCAAGCTTTGCGCAATCCACGACCTACCACTCCAATGGTTTTATCTATTTATGTAGGGGTTCCTTTGGTTGAAGACCCTAACTTGAGAAACCTTACTGCTTTTGGATTTGTAGGCGACGTTACCGTTAATACCAACTTAAACGATGTGACTGTTTCTTTAACCGGTCTGGGATCTACGTCTAGCGTAGGGTCTGTCAGCGTTACGCCGACTACTACATACACAGTAACTGTGGCTAATCCAGGTTCGGGTAATAAGTTTTACATAGACGGCGTACAACAAGCGACTCTTAACCTAAACGAAGGCTCCACGTACAGGTTTGATCAATCCGACTCTTCTAATGGCTCTCCCACGCATCCGTTGCGTTTTTCTACAATTAGTGATGGCACATGGGGCGGTGGTTCTGAATATACCACCGGCGTAACTACAGCGGGTACACCAGGAACTTCAGGGGCTTACACTCAAATTGAAGTAGCTATTGGTGCACCTACTTTATACTATTATTGCTCTAATCACTCAGGCATGGGAGGACAGGCGAATACGCCGTAAGCTTATGGAACGTCGAGTAAATTTAGGTGCAGGGTGTCCTTTACGGATGAACAAAGGCGGTGGGGTCAAAAAATCCCGCGTCAACGAGGCTGGAAATTACACTAAACCTGGAATGCGTAAACAAATGTTTAATCGCATCAAAGCAGGTGGTAAGGGTGGCAAACCAGGTCAATGGTCAGCAAGAAAAGCCCAAATGCTGGCAAAGCAATACAAAGCAAAAGGTGGGGGTTATCGTAATTAATGGCTCTTAAAAAATCGCAAAAGTCTTTGAAAAAATGGACAAAGCAAAAGTGGGGCACAAAATCAGGCAAGCCCAGTGCAAAAACCGGAGAAAGATATTTGCCAAAGAGCGCAATAAAATCGTTGTCTCCACAAGAATATGCAGCGACAACACGTAAAAAAAGGAAAGACACAAAGGCGGGAAAACAATTTTCCTCTCAACCTAAAAAGATAGCAAAGAAAACGAGAAGACATAGATAATGGCGTTTACATACGATCAACTTAAAACAGCAATTCAGGATTACACGCAGAATACGGAAACGTCTTTTGTAACTAATCTGCCTGTTTTTATTCGTTCGGCAGAAGAACGTATTCTCAAAACTGTGCAATTAACCTTGTTTCGTAAAAACAGCACAGGAAATATGACGGCCAGTGACGAGTATTTAATACAACCTACTGATTTTCTTGCACCTTTTTCGTTGTCTTTTACCGACGCCAATAACGACAAAAAGTTTTTAGATTTTAAAAGCGTAAACTTTATACAAGAATTTAACCCTGACCGTACCGTCACCGGCGAACCGCGTTACTACGCTAACTTTGACGTAAGTTCTTTTATCATAGGCCCAACTCCAAACAGCAATTATGCTGTTGAATTACATTACTATTATCGACCTGCAAGCTTGACAGCGGGGGCAGGTAGCGGTGAAACATGGTTGAGTCAAAATGCAGAATTAACTTTGTTGTACGGTTGTTTAATTGAAGCTTACGTGTACATGAAAGGCGATCCAGGTCTAATGCAAGAATATGAGCAGCGTTATGCCGAATCTTTAGTTGCACTCAAACAGTACGGTGAAGCTAAAGAAGTCACGGATGAGTATCGTACAGGCATGGTTATACGGGAGAAAACATGATTACAAACGGCTTAACAATGTCTGCCGGAGCAGTAGAAGTTCATACTACGACAAATCGAGGTTTTACTCCCGAAGAAGTAGCGTCGCGCTGTGTGGACAGAATTATTAGTATTTCGGATCAAGCTAACCCTATATTGCAACAACAGGCTCATGCTTTTAAAGGAAATATAGAGTCGGTCATTGCTCATTACATTAAAGAAGCAATTCAAAGTGACAGAACTACGATCTATAATGCGTTAAACGATGCTGGACAACCCAAACTAGCCGATTTGATTAGGAGATTATGACATGGCTTTTACTGGAAATTATATGTGCACTAGCTTTAAAAAAGAGCTAATGCAAGGCATACACAACTTATCTCTATCTGGAGGTAACACTTTTAAAATGGCGCTCTATACAGACGCTGCTACTTTGGACGCAAGCACCACCGCGTATACTTCGTCTAACGAAGTGTCTGGTACGGGCTACAGTGCTCCAGGTAAAAATTTAACTAACGTAGATCCTTTGACTAGTGGCACGACCGCTTATGCAGAGTTTGGTGATCAAACGTGGTCTACTTCTACGATTACGGCACGAGGAGCTTTGATCTATAATGACACTGCTTCTGGCGATCCTTCTGTAGTAGTTTTGGACTTTGGATCAAACAAATCGTCAAGCGCAGGTGATTTTGCAGTTGTAATGCCTACGTTTAACTCAAGTTCGGCGCTTATTAGGATTGCCTAGTGGCTACGGACGTAACCATCCGCTTAGAAGGATGGGGTGTTTCCAGTTGGGGTTCTTCGACCTATGGCTGGGGGCAAACCTCCGCAGGAGTAGAGGCTACTGGAGGTGTTGGTCAGGTTACACTTGCAGGTGATTCTAGTGTAACTTTGACAGGAGTAGAGGCTACCACCGCCGTTGGTTCGGTGTTGGTCAACGTGATATTTCACGTTACTGTCAATTTGACAGGTGTGGCCGCTACTACCAGTGTAGGAACGGCAGTTGGAAGCATTCCCGTTACCATACCGTTGGATGGTTGGGGAATAGGCGATTGGGGTGATGCCGGTTGGGGTTACTCTAGCGCCGGATCAGAGGCTACAACTGCGGTAGGCTCAGTGGTTGCCATAGCGCAAGGCACTGCCAACGTCGATGGCGTCGAAGCCACGACGGCTGTAGGGTCCGTTACGACTACAGGTACAGCTAATGTAACGCTAACCGGAGTAGAAGCTACTGCTTATGTGAACGCCGTAACGCCGAGTATACCGGCGATTTTTGGTGTAACAGGCGTGTCAGCTACCGGAGAAGTTGGTACAGTAACGCAAAGTACAAGTATTACAGTGAATTTGACGGGAGTACAGGCAACGGGACACGTGGGCGGTACTTCAATGTGGATTGAAATTCAGCCGTCACAAACACCTAATTGGGTTCCGATGGCAGCTTAGTGAGGGCTAAACAATGGCAACTTATGTAAACAATTTAAGACTTAAAGAGATCGCTACGGGTGATGAGAGCGGTACTTGGGGTACTTCAACGAACACCAACCTTGAGTTAATTGGTCAGGGATTGGGTTATGGCACAAAACAAATGTCTGCGGATAGTAATGAGACTTTTACTATGGCAGATGGGTCTTCGGATTCAACCCGTGCCTTTTATCTTAAAATCACATCAGCGGTAAGTTTAACTACTACTCGCACGGTCACATTAGCACCTAATACGGTTTCTAAAATGTGGATTGTTGAGAACGCTACGAGCGGTGCTCAGTCGATTAACATCAAGCAAGGCTCTGGTAACGAAGTTACGATTGCCACGGGTAAGGCGGTTATCTTATATACCGACGGTGCAGGAGCTACAGGTGCTGTAAACGACGCTCTACAATTTGTAGATGTGGGCGATGGTACGGTGACTTCGGTAGGCGGTACGGGTACGGTCAACGGTTTAACTTTGAGTGGTACAGTTACCTCTTCGGGTGATTTAACACTGGGCGGTACATTAGCCAATGTCGATTTAGCGGCAGCCGTCACTGGCACTTTGCCGGTAGCTAACGGTGGTACAGGCGCAACGTCGCTTACAGCCAATGCCGTCTTGATAGGCAGCGACACCTCTGCTGTCAGCACTGTTTCTCCTGGTACTTCTGGCAACGTACTTAAAAGCACAGGTTCCGCATGGGCTTCTTCTGCACCAAGTGGACAACCAGACCCTACTTTGACAGGTGTTAACTTAGCCGCTACAGCAGGGCAGTTTATTGTAGCGACAGCCGGTAGCATTACAATTACTTTACCGGCAGGACCGTCGGCGGGTGACTTTGTCATCGTGAAGGATGGGACCGGAGCCGCTGCCACTACGAGTTTTGCGGTAGCCCGTAACGGTAGCAACATTGCCAGTTCAGCTACTGACCTGACATTCGATAAAAACTTCGCTGAAATAACAATGACCTACATCGATGGAACCATTGGTTGGAGCGTATAAATGACGAATTTAGCCGATCTGCTACCAGCAGGTGGCGGTCAAAACAACACAGACTTTGTAGCCGATGGCGATATCAGCGCGGGTGCGCCCGTTATTCTCACAGCGGCGGGGAAGGCTGCGCCTATAAGCTCTAGTTCAGGAGTAGTAGGAGCAGCAGCGACTTTTGAAAGTGATACAACGCAAGAAACTGCCGCTGTATACGACTCTAACAGCAACAAAGTAGTGGTTGTTTATCGTGATGATGGTAATTCCTATTATGCCACATCGGTAGTTGGAACTATTACGGGGGGTAGCACAAATACAGTAAGTTGGGGTACTCCCGTAGTTTTTGCGTCTTATGGGTGTAACGCTTTCGCTCCCGTGTTTCAGTCTCACGATAATCAGATTGTATGCGCTTTTCAAGCGTTTGGTGGCGGGTATACTAGCAGGATTCAAGTTATAGCAGGTGAGGTAAACGGTACTTCAATGGATTGGTATTCTTCAGGAGCTTACGATCCTGATGGCTCAAGTGGTGTAAATTATATTTCAGCGGCTTATGACTCTAACGAACAGAAAACAGTATTAGCGTGGGTAAAGTCCAGTGCAACTACGGAATCTTGCGTTGTATCAGTGAGTGGTACAGGTTCAAGTGCTAATGCGACTACTGGTACTGTTGTGCAAGTCAATGGTGGGGGTGATGCTAGAAATACAAGTTGTTGTTTTGATTCTAACTCGAACAAAATGGTGGTTCTTTTTAACAAAGTACACGACTCTTACAAAGGTTTTGGTCGTGTAGGAACAGTTTCTGGAACCAGTATCAGCTACGGTACAGAAGCACAATTCATGTCGGGTAAGCAACCTCTTAACATCGGTTCAGCCTTTGATACTTCTGCTAATAAAGTTGTTATTACGGGTGCGGATAACGCCAACAATTCGCAAGGAGATTGCTGTCTTGGAACGGTTAGTGGTACGGATATTACTTATTCAACTCCAGTGGTGTTTTCTACAGGTGACGGGAGTGGTGTAGGTAATTTATCTCGTTCTCCGATGCCTACCATATACAACCCTGATGCTAATAAAACTTTTGTAACTTATTTTAATATTGGTGATAACTACGCAGGTGAATACGTTGAAGGCACTGTCTCAGGTTCAACTATTAGTTTTGGTTCAGCTACTACTTTTGAAGCAGGGGTCAGTGGGCAAATCGGAGCAAACTACATTGGCGCGGCTTATGATACTAACGTAGATCGTTTTCTTGTTTCGTTTGTCCCCTACGCAACTGGCCCGTACTATGGGCAGGGTCGTGTTATTCAAGTTGGCACAAGCACTCTCACCTCAACCAACCTCTTAGGTCTTGCCCCAGAAGCCATCAGCGACACAGCGACAGGCACGATTAATACTTGGGGTAGTCGGTGTGAAAGTTCGAGCCTAACTACAAGCATTGAAATTGCAGAAAGTTTGAGCAGTGCTTTTCTCTACGCGCAAGATGCCCCTGCCGATGCTGTTACAGCAGCGGCATCAGCAACGGGAAGTAGTAACCTTTTAATGGCTTATTATGTTAATGATGGAGCAACTCAAGGCGCAAGAGTGCAAGCAGCTACAATTACCTCTGGCAGTATAAGTTACGGAAGTTCGGCTGTAATTGGCGCAGCTTCAAATTTTGTCTATTATTATGCTATTGCTAACACAAGCAGCAACAACAAGTTTGTTGTATTTTGGCAAGACCAATCCGATAGTTATATTTATGGCGCAGTGGTAACCCTAACAGGAAGCTCAATTTCTTATGGAGCAACTACCGCTGTTTACAGTTCTGCCGCGATAAATAATTACGATACTTTTAACGCTACTTATGATCCAGACACCGATAGAGTTATTTTGGGGGTATGTGACAATAGTGATACTTATGCGTATAGCGTTGTTATTGAAATTGGATCAACCACTATTGATACAGTTGGAACACCAGCAAAGATAGATAGTTCTTCCGCAGCAAATGGATATGCTAAAAAGATCGACTTGTGTTATGACACGACCGCAGACAAAGTTATAGCTACTTATGTAAATGTAGGTGGAGGAGGTAGTTACTATCTAAGAGTTGCCGCAGGGACAGTGACAGGTGGTGCTACCAATTCTATTTCTTGGGGTTCTAGTTCAGTTGTTTATTCAGGAGATGTGACGTATCCGCGATGTGCTTATAACGCCACAGACCAAAGAGTAGTTATCGTTTATAAGCAAGCATCAGACACTAAAGGTTATTCTTCTGTAGCTACCGTTTCTGGTACAACAGTGACGGCAAATACTCCTAGTGTATTTTATGACCCATCATCAACAGGTGGTTGGGTTTTGTATTACACCTCTGTTGCACATGATTCCTACATAAATAAAATGGTGATTTATATGAGAGCCTCTGCGGGGGATGCAGTTTATGGAGCAATAGATACAGGAACAAATTCTATTGCTTGGAGTTCGGTATATAATGTTAGTGCGGATGCGTACAATCCCCCTCAGACTGAGTTTGACGTAGGTACAAATCAAGTAATTTTATTAGGAGCGGGTACTTCAAAGGCGACTGCTGAAAGTTATATTTACACTGTACCGGGAACAGTTTCTGGACAGCCTCTAACAGTAGGAACCAAATACTACGTCACCACATCAGGCACTTTTTCAAGTTCAGCAGACACGCCTAGCGTCAATGCAGGA